TGTAAATCCTGCGTAGACACATGGTGGCCACGGCTTCCACACTGGATGCGCAGTCTTGCCAGGATTCGTCACCGTTCAATGACGAGTTGAGGGTGCTGGGTCTTACCCATGCCCTCGACGCCTACATTGACAAGCCAATGGCTGTCAAGGTCGGCAAAGGGAAGCGTGAGAGTCGCGCCTCCCTCGCGGCGCGGGTCCGGAAACACTATCCGGACCTGGCGCCCGACGTCGTCACGAAAATCGTGTCGCGTGGGTATGAATCACTCAAGCGGGTGAGTAATACCGTGGAGGCGATCAAGGATAACCTTATCACCTCCTCTCCTGACCTGATAAGATCATTTCAGGAGACCCCAGAATATCAGAAGCTGATACACTGGGCGTACTCGAAGGCTGCTCACAGTAGCGATCGAGTCACTAAGGAATGGAAGCGCTTCGCTGCAATCCTTAAACACCGGGGTATCCAGTCAGTGACTGAAGATCCCGAGCTGCCCCAGGATTTTCCTGGGTACGGTTCCACTTGGACGGACTCCAAGCAACTTCCGCCATTTTGGCGGAAGCTCCTACCATGGTTGGTACCAATCATGGAGAGGGGTTGTGTGAGCAAGGCCGAGGCTACTCGGCTCTGCCACCTGGCCACCAGTAGGAATTTTCCTGCTGGGGGCAAGTCCACCAGGGAAGAGTCATTGAGAAAGCACTCAGCGACCCTACACTCCCGGGCGTCTGTGACCGCAACGCGACAAGCCATACTTGCGCGTCTTTCTTACCTAATAGGTAAGCAGACACTTAAACACTGCGCCGAGGCTGGTTATACCAGCCTCGGACACACATCGATGAGTTCAAACGCTTCGTTAGACTCGTCGGTGCAAGAGGGCGGACGAGCCGCCGAGGTCGGAGCAAAGTTCCGATCTTGGCTTGCCCACTGCCCGGACCAAGACGTCTTAGAGACGACTTGGTTCGGCAAGTCGTATTGGCTGAAAGCCAACACGCCACGCTGGCAGACCATGTGCAGAGATTCTCTGCAACATGATCTGTCCCACGAGGCCGGCGAAAGCGACGACCGCGTGGACCTCGATTTTGAAAATTTCAAGCTCGAGGATCCCCTATTCGGCTTGGACAACTGTACCGGTTATCAACTGCTACAGTGGTCCATAGAAGAGGGCCTAAAACAAGGAATCTTGATAGGCCCCCCGTACTACAGGGAAAACGATAGTCTAAGACTATCTGACCGAAGGCCGTCAATACGACCTTCGGCTATCGGCGAACCCGGGGCAAAGTCCCGGGTCGTCACGGTGGGGGAGGATTGGGTAACCATGTTACTCCAGCCCTGGGCCCACCACGTTGTTGGCGCATTGCGCCAACATCCGTCTGCCAGAGCGGGTTTGACCCGCGGCTGGCAGCTATTCGAATGGGTGAAGCGGCAAGGAAACTCTTGTGCTCCACCTGCAGGTGATCGCTGGTATCTTTCCAGCGACCTTACAACTGCGACAGATTTCTGTACGCATGAGTACTCTCTAGCAATGCTTGAGGGCCTGCATCGTGGCCTGGAACGGGAAAGTGACCCGTACTTCAGGTTATGCTCGGAGCTGCTTTGCAGCGGCCGAGTATACGAGGGGTCGTCCATCAAAGAAAACTTTGACAAGACGACCACCCGAGGCATCCTAATGGGAGACCCCGGGGCGAAGATAGTTCTGACTATGCACAACCTTTGTGCAGAGTTAGAAGCCTATCTCCGGTACATCGACGGCTTGATCGATGCCACAGATGAAGAGTTCCTCTATCATCTGTCTGCCCGAAAAGGCTCTCCATTTGAAAAATGGAGGGTCTTTTCTTGTTCGGGAGATGACCACTTTGGTCAAGGCCCGAAGGCGTACCTTCAACGTATTACGTTGAACCACAGTTTAAACGGTATGTCCGTTTCGTGGTCTCAGAACTTCTTAAGTTCTCGAGGTGGTTTCTACTGTGAGGAGATGCTCCTCACGGTAGGACTGGAGGACTCCGACATCTGGGAGAGGAAAATTCCTCTCCGAGATGTGGAGTACTCCAGGCAGCCTCACATCGATTCGATGAAAGTGAGGCTCTTTTCCCCCTGTGCTAAGGAGCACGAGGGAAAAGATGAGCCAAACCCTGCCATTGGCAAGGCCCGCCAGATGCATGGCATGCTGGCCTGGCTCGGAGGAGGGTTTGAATCATTGATTCCCCTCTTCTCAAAACGCTGGGAGCAACGGATGCAGGCTTTCCTGCCAGCCGATCTTGCGTTCAGATACCTTCCAGTCAAACTGGGAGGTATTGAAGCTCCTGCCTACCATCGCACAAAGTGCGATCTAAGGCGTGAGTTCCGTTCCATAAACGGAACTCATCTTTGGGCCATTAAGCAAGTACTTGATGGCTCCGCCCCGCCTATGCTCTCGCGCGTGCTCGCAACTTTTGCGACTAACGCTAGGGCACGGGGTATAAGCTCGGATGCCATCGAGGATGAGATCCGGGCAACTCTACAGACGGCGTCATTGACCCGTGGTGTAGACGACCGAGAATTGTTTTTAACAGTCCTCGATCGCGGTCTGTTGTCCTGTGATGGACAAGACCCTGACCTCGTCTGGAGAAATCTCCGGTACAAGGACAAAGCTGCAATTGCAAAGCAATTGCGGCTTATATCTGTCGATGAGGCCATTGACCTCATCGGCAGACCCTACCTCTTCAGGGACATGATTTTCCCCGAAGTGAGCCGACGGCACGGGATAGACCCGTACCGCTCCCAGTCGTACGAAAACGTACCCTGGGCGGCGAGGCAGAAGAAGTTCTACGAGAATCTCTCGTGGAACCTGCCCACCTCGGATCCATCCTTGGGATGCTCCGAGAGGGACGTTCTGATCGACCAGCTGGTCGATTGGGCCGTCGAGGGCAAAGCCCTCAACATACCCCGGGATGTTTGGTTCATCCCGGAAAAGGTGGTAGTGCACGAGAAGCTCGCTACACTACGCACCGCCCTGTAATACAGGGTTGGTATGGTACCTCTGGTTATGAAGCCGTAGCCACGTACACCAGGTGCGCACCGATACCGGTGTGTCCCTTTACA